GGCAGCACCTCCCGCACCTCTTGCGCTATCACACCCGTTCGGCGCACTGCGTTTTCTTCTTCTGTGAGATCGTTCCTTGTGAAATAGACGCCACGCATCTTTGCGACTTTGTCCAGCGCGCTATCAATAGTCTCTATGTTGTCTTTGACACGCTCATCGGAGGCAAACGCTGCGTACATAATTGCAGTGCTTATTATCGAAGCACCCGCTTGTGTATTGGCGTTTGAAGCATCAGTCTTCGCGCGGTCATAAGCTGTATCGCGGGCTGCTTCGTTGTCAGCCGCTGCACCTAAACCGTCCATACCTTGGTCCGCAACGCCGCGTCCCACGTTAATCAGCTTGTTGCGAAGATCACGGTTTCGATCAAATTGGTTAAGTCGTGCATTGTTCATCGTGCCAGCGTTATCTTTTGCCTGACCCCGCTGCATATCATAAAGCGAAGATACATTGTCAGCATTAGTTCGTCGGAACCCTAAACGCCTTGCGTCACGACTGTTACGCTGAAGACCCCGTGCTATATCCGCGCCACTGTTACTAGCTACGCGATCCGCAGCACTGTCAACAATGCTAGTATCACGCAACGAGTTAATTAATCTTTCTTCTACAGGCTCGTAATCCTGCCTGTGACGCTGCTGGTCACGCTCAGCCATCCTTGCTAATGTGTTACCGGGCTTCTCGTGGTTGTAATAAACCTCTATATCTTCTTCGACCTGTGCCGCTGGTATTGTTTCCCCTAACATCTAAGTTCTCCTCAACGTTGGAGAACCAGAAGAAGCAGATCCAGCAGGTGCAGTCTTTAAGCCGCCGAACTGATCGCGCATCTTTTGTCCGCCCCATCCTAGCTCGCCGCTGTCGTAAGTGTACTTCTGCTTTCCGTCGACGCCTGTCATCGTCGAGGTGCCTTGCTTATAAGCGCCATACCCCGCAATCATTGCACTCGTCGCAACCTCCGTCATCGCGCTTGCCTTAGCTTGATCCCTAGAGTTCTTGTTAGCCCACTTGCCTAACTCCACCTGATTCGCTGTACGCGCCAACTTCGTAAAAGTACTGCCTGTAGAGCGAGACATATCCTGCCCCGTCTTAATGACATTCAATGTGTCGGTGTCCATCGAATCCCGCGCTTTTTGGTCAGATGCAACCAGCAAACCTTGCTTGCCTGACATAGCGTCCGTTGTGTTGTTATTCTGGGCTGCAACTGTATTACCACTGCCATAGCCACGATTGGACTGAACATCCAACGCTAGCCCACTCGCCCTAGAACCAGCCACTGCTGACTCCAGATCAGCGTTCGAGCGCCCTGCTAACATAGCTGACCGTTTTCCCGCATCCGCTGTCGTTAGCTCATCTATAGCCGACTGCTCCAACGGTCGCCACACTTTGTCGTATCGCTCTGATTTGTATATCGCATCCTTAGCGGCCTGCCGATCCCGTGCTGAGGCTTCTGGCTTCTTCGGCTTCTTGCTCATACGCCACTCCTGCGATACGGCTTCGGCTTCGGCTTCTTGACTGGCTTAGGCTTCTTAACTTTCATTGGTTTTCCGCAACTTGCCATAATTGAGTACCTTCCCCATCTTCACATCTATCTTTTTGAACCCAGCTGAAGGAAGCAAATGCTCTAGCCCTAGACGGCCTGTTGTCTCTATGTCGACGCACTGATGTACCTTCGCCCAATCTTCTAACGTCGCCATCAGTGGAAGCCACTCCGCCCTGTCCGCGTAAATCGTGACAGTCCGCAGCTCCATACTCTTTTTTCGGGGGTAATACACAAAACCCGTAGTGACAACGCCACACATATCCTTGTGATCATCTATTACAAGCCAAAGATCTAAATCTCCGTCTACCAGTTCTCGCGCAACCTCTTCTAAGGTTGACTCCCCGTTATCATGTGCTAAAGCATCAAGTAAGTAAGTCGCAATGAAATCGAGGCATTGAATAACGTCTTTGTTATCAACACGCCGCAGCTCTAGCACTACACTCCACCATAACCCGTTGTCATACCCCGACTGGTGTTACCCTTAGTAGAGACGTTATGTGCCTCATCGATAGCGCGCTCGTATTCATTCATGTGAAAACTTGCTAGTTGGCCGTCGTACCACTCGGTATTCTTCATCATCATCATGCGCCCGAGCACACCGTCGACTATCGCATCACCGTGCGTTTCCAGTTGCTCTTCCTCGACACTGACTGCAACTCGCGTAGGCTTAACCGCTACCCGACCAGTCAATGAGTATGCGCCATTAGACTTCAGTGCCAGCACAAGCTTGTCGCCAATACTGTCGTGAACCATCACATATTTCGGTATCGCAGCTGTCGCGACTGTCCAGTCCCCAAATTCTAACGACAACATGCTGTGGTTAGTTGTCGCCAGCAGATCGCCGTTGAGGTACAACGTCAGTGGTACAACCAAACGAGTATTCGCTGGGAGTATGACCGTAACCTCCGACTGATTTAGAATCACAGATGTAGATGCAAGATCGTAGGTGTACGCTTGGCTTCGCTGAAAGTAATCCTGCGCAACTACCTGAATAGCACGCTGGATAGACGGCATAGGGCACGACACTACGTGTGGCAGAATATCAGGCAGCAACGTTGTATATGCGGCAACAGTCATTACTCAACTCCTGTTTGGGGGTTCTTGTTAGTTGTATTAGGTTGTATAGCTGTTTCAGCCTGAAATTTAGTGCCCAACTGTTGTAAATACCTGTTATATGCGTTGCTAGCACGCTGCTCGTTACCTGCGAACTTAGAATGTTTGGAGTAAGCCCTATAGAGCAGGTAATCTACTATTGCTGGCCCGTATATATCCTCCAGCGGGAAAATCGACGCCATAGTACTAATCGTTGGTGGCGTCTCAGACACGGTTGCTTCAAGTTGCCCGCTTCCTGTGTTTGGTGGGTACACATGGAATTCTTTAGGGACTAGCGGATCGTACATATAATGCTGTGCATCGACGGTCTGTGTAGCCCCCGTAGAAACGCGCCAACTAGGATCGGCTGCGTCTAAACGGTCTTGGTCGATAATACGAATAGAGGTACTTGAAGTCTTGTTATGCGAAATTCGTAATAGCTGCACTGCTGTCGCAGGCAGCGCTTGTACCGTTCCAGTCACCAGGTTTAATGTAACTCGCTTACTGTTGGCAGTCGGCTTATGGAGGACTGTTTCGAGCAAACTGTCGTTTAACCACTTCAGCATTTCGGTATCGTCCCACCGAGATCCTGCAGAGTCGTGAATAAGTTGACGTACGCGCCAAATAATTTCTGTTACTGCTTGTGTTCCCATTTTCTTCCCTTACTGTTTCATAATCCCAGTGGTACTATGAAAAAAAACCTACCTCCACAATCGGAGAACCGATGCAAAGGTAGGTTCCGAGACCTACTAATTAAATGGCAGTATCAATCGCCAAGACACCAAAGTCTTGAGAGCTACCATTAACAGGGCTGTGGAAGTTTGGCTTCAAGAAACCGAACATCTTTCCAATGGAAATACCGCCCTTGTTCTTGTAGTCGAACCACTCTTCGTTCCACTCGGGAGTACCGAGATCACAGAAACCAAGAGCCTGAGCACCACACATCAAGGCACGTTGCCCGTTAACTGCGTTACCAACGCCCCACTTCTTACCTGCGTCACCCAAAGTGCCACCAGATGCAGCGCCCAGTGTGTTAAACACATGACGATACTCGTGGATCACAAGGCCATCAGCCATCACAGACGTTGTGCCTGCAAACAGCGGGTTACTAGCACCACGCTGATACGCATTGCGAACGTTTTGGATGTAATCAGGGTCAAGCTTCAACTTAGCCATACCTGTAGGGTTCATAAAGACGTGATAAACTTCTTCACCGCCCGAACCCCGTATGCCTTTAATGTACTGCTCTTTGGCATACGCCTTGGCCAGCACCAGCATCTTATAGCTAGGGGTGTCACCTACCTCCAAAGTACGACGCGTTGTGTTCGTAGCAGAAAGCAAAGTGCCTGCACTTGCGTCCCACTGAACGTGACGAGCGCTGGAAGGCGCATCGTTAGTCGCATGAGGTGCGAACGCTAAAGTCGAAATGTTCTTAGCAACAGTACCTGAGACGGCACGAAGCGCACCATTCGTCTTGTATGTGAAAGGCATACCTGACAGCGTCAAGAAACCCATCTGGTCAAGCCGGTCACCCAGCCAGTAGCCGAGAACGTCTTTAGAGGTAGAACGGAAGTTTACAATAGACTTCTGATCTCCCATCTTACCGGACGAACGGTTAGCGTGGCGCAGCATGTCGATAACGATTTCTTTATCGTATGCGGTGATCGCTTCCTCGTTGCCTTCCAGCATGGCATCACCTACGATACCATCCTCTTCTAAGTCGGGAACCAGCGTAAGCACAGCGCGGTCGCCGCGTTCAGTGCGAGTAAGCTCGGTAATCCGTTGGATCATAGCGTTCGAAGAAGAACCCATGAAGTTGAAAAGAAAAGAGCTGTTGCGAGCTACTTTCCATATATCGCGTGACCATACCTTTTTGGCATGTGTAGTCATCGCGGCAAAATTTGTATCAGCCATGTGGCTTGCCCCTTAATAAATAAAACGATTCGGTGTAAATGTTTAGCGACAGCACTACGGGTCCGTCTGTGTTGAACCGTCCACATATCGTTGTGGCAAACGAAGCGCAGTATAAGCCTACTGGGGGGCACCTATTTTTACGCAGAATGTTTAAGTGTTCCGGTTCACTTTATAGGTATTACCTATCTTACCAAACATCGTTACTTAAAAGCAAACATTAAAGACCAAAAAAAACCCGCCATAAGCGGGTCATCCCGAAACTGCCTACTCCTATAGGAAGTCGCCCCGTAGCTCAGCTAGGCGCGATGCGGGCAAAGCGTCAAACTCGGCGTCTGTTAGCTGGTCAAGATTAATACCTGTTGCCTCTGCCGAATTCGCCGTACCACTCTGACGCGCTGGCTGCGAACCCGCCGCTGCAGCGTTGCGCGCTCGTGAGGATTCAGTTGCTTTATTGGTGTCCACAGGGACAACCGCTGCTGCAGGCGTCGCTGTTATCAACTCCGGCCGATGGCGTGTCAGCGTTAAGTCTACTGCTTCTGTCAGCGCTTCAGCCGCATCTAACCCATCTGCACGCAATGCGTTCATTATAGTTCCTACTCGACCCGCCAACTCAGCGTCGTACCCGTCGCTGTCAGGATTAAAAATAGGATACGCGTCTTCAACCGACGTTACCGCTGAATCATAAGCTTGTTGCGCGGTCTGCTGCCCCACCTGGCCTACCGCTGTTGCCACCGCCGCCTCGCTACGTGCGGTCATCTCGCCCCGCATTTCGTTTCGGCCTTGCTGCATTCCTGCTTGCACAGCGCTAGTTATCTCCTTAATCAAGATTCCAGCCGCCTCAGAGTTTTTGCCATCCAAATTCATATCAAGCGCGCGCGTAATCTGCTCAAGATCGATCGGTACGTCAAAAGGCGTGTCGTCTACTGCCGCAACTTCGCTAACCTTGTTATGGGCAACTGCCTCGTTTAGCTGTTGCTGCAAGTCCCGATTCCTCTGAAGCTCACGATCCAGTCTAGCCTTGGGGATCTGAACCTGTGGTGTATCCACCACTGCCTCTTCAAGTGGCTCCTCCTCGACAGCAGTCGCCTCTAAAGCGTCCCCTAGCTCGGGGTTTGCCTCTAACACTTCAGCTTCATCTGCGGGCGTTACAGGCGCTGCAGCCTCCGCCTCGGCAGGTTCAACCTCCATCTCCGCCTCGTAAGCTGCCAGCTCCTCTGGCGTGTTCTCAAACTCGTCTTCAAACGCCTCAGAACCTGCAAACGACTCAACTTCAACAACTTCTGGTTCAGCAGGTGCGCCCGTTGTATTCTCTTCGCTCATGTTACCGTCCTCTATCTGTGATTATTATTAGGCAATGTTGCCTGTAGTAGTGCTTCAGTCTGTTTACCACGACTTGATAACGCTAGTTTCTCCAACGCGTTTTGGCTAGACTCCATCGCCAATCTTGCGCGAACCTCAAAACCCTCCCGCTCCATCTGTGCCTTCATCTCAAGCTCAGTCAGCTTAAGCTTCAACTCTTCGGGTATAGCACCAGATTCCATCATCAGCTTCTGCGTCTCTGCCTGCAGCTT